CTATGCTGAATAAGCTAGTGCCTCTGCATTCCTGCGCTTTACCAACCCTTTCAGCTTTTTACCACCAGCCCATACCCATTTCAGGAATTCTGGCGGCACATCTTCGTGTTCTTCGCGGTTCACTTTGCGTCGGAGCGTGGAACGCTGGAGCGCACCGGCACCGAGATTAAAGGTAAACGATACCAGCGCGTCGAACTGCCCATCAGTCAGGTGCACTTTTACAAGGCGCAGGACGGATTTCTCTGCCACAAGCACATCCTTAATCAGGAGAGCTTCTCCTGCTGCTTCGCTGATGCCATTCTTAAACCACTCGCGCTCATAATCGCGCACGAGGTGTCCATAACCGATAGTCGGATAGCCAGCCGCATCGAGATAGATTTTCGGTTCGAATCCTTCGAATCGCTTGATAAACTCAATACCATGTCGGGTTACATGCCTCATTTCCCAGCCCTCAATTTAGCCATTGCCCGTTGCCCGAAATAAAAGCTGATGATGCCTGCAAAAATGGCCTGATCTTCTTGCGTCCATAGCAACCACGGAAGATCTGCAGAAAACTGCATCACCTTCACCAATGCATAGAGAACGAAAAAGCTGTAAGCGATGACGGGTCGCACTGTGCCATTCAGCGCATCCACCCAGCGGATGCCGGTATTGTATGTCCGATAAAGTGCCTGTGACTCGGCAATATCAGCATTGACTTGAATTTCCTCCAAACGCTGGGAAGCTCCAAGTTTCTGCTGCTCCATCTGCATCTCGAGGATTTTAAGCTCGTGCTTGCGATCCTGCGAGTCACGAAACAGTTTAAGGAAATCAGGAAAGGTCGCCGACAGGAAGCCGAGTAAAGAACCGAGTAGCGTAATCATGCTAGCCTCCCGCTAAATAAAATGAACATCTGAAAAACCATACCTCCCAGTGCCAGAATGAGCGTGGAGAGCATCCACCACATCACCCGCTCGATACGGTCGAGCCGTTGTTCCAGTGATTTGTAACGCTCCGCGCACACGGCAACGTGTACGTCGAGATGCTCCGCTTCTTGTTCCTGAGTCATGGTTCCTCCTTGGTTTTGGGCATAAAAAAACCGCCTCGTCGGGCGGTGTGTCATTTTGGGATTTGATAGGTTTTAGGGGCTTTTTTACTCGAAATAGCCGTTGATCATCACCAATCCACGAATAATCTGAGATGCGGTGGCTGTGCCGACAGGCATCCGCAGTATCACATGCAGGAACGTGCCCGCTGCGACATAGAGCGGCGCATCTAGGTTCACATCAATCGGTGTGACTGCGTCGCCGATGGGTGTTCCCAGCGGTATAGATTGGATGCCAAGAGGCACACGGCGCGGCGCGCGTGTGCCTGCGGTGTTGGAATCCGCCGTTGCCAGTGACACGGCGGTGGAGCCTACGCCCAGCGCCCATTGTAAAAGTGTGGGTGTTGTCGCAGAGGCAGCGCCCATATTGTAAGTTTCAATACGAATGCCTCGGATCACCAGATTGCGGTTGCCACCACCCGCTGCTGCTGCAGGAACCTGGAAGGCAAACAGCGCATAATCGGTTTCTGCACCTGCCACCGCCGCAAATTGGAACTGACCGCCCAGCGTTGTATATCCTGCTGCCGTGTTGGAAAGCGTGGCTGATACAGGAGCGGTGTTATTTACATAGTTGGCTGATTGCCCTACCGCTGCACCGCGTGGGTTATGATAGCTGCCGCACTCGATACCAGCCATTGCCGTTGACCATAACCGATTTAGCTGAAGATCACGGGCGATCACCGATACGTCCGCTACTTCCATCCGCTGCGCCGAACCAGTAGCGGCAGCGTTGTAGCAGCGCATCAGGAGCGGTTGCCACCGCGAAAGCGAAACAGCGGCGGCAGTGTTGGGAGAAAGTATTACGCCTTCCAGCACCCCATCGATAAAGAATTCGATCCGATCCTGATCGATTACAGCGCGATAATAACGTACTTCGCCCGCAACAGGTGCAGACATTGGTGCAGTCGTGGTTTCCGTGCCGTTTATATTCATCACGCCCACCAAGACACCAGCAGTATTGAGCTTGAAATAAACCCCATCCGTTGGGGTGGCGGTGGTAGCGGCAAAGCCAAGCCCAAACTCACAGACATTGTTGGCAATCGGGTTGATGGCAAAACGCAACCGGAACATCACTTCCAGCGATCCTGCCGGGTGAAGTGGGAAGGTTTTATAGGTTTGCGCCCGTGCCACCGCAGCGGAAGCTACCGAGTTACCGGCATTCAAAACCATAAAACCGCCCGACATGGCGATGGTTGCCGTCACACTAACGAATTGATACGCGCTTCCATCTACCACCGTGTGATTAAATGTATCCGCCCAATAGATATTATCCACGCCCACACGCAAGCGACCATCCGTTGAAACCCGTGCAGTACGAACAAGGCGCGGCTCCCCACTGGAGCCGTCATGTGATTCCCCGGCAATAATGGAGTAGCCAGCCTCCACCGCTGACATCGGCAGATTCACTTTTAGGCGCTTATTTGCATCCACCGATGCAAGATCGGCGGAGTCACCAGATTTCAGAATAATGCTCATGCTATGTCCCCATGATGTTAATGTTAAAACGCCCCCAGCTTCCATGCGGCGCACGGGCAATCACGTCGAAGCCGATTCCCTCATTCAAATTTGTGGCAACGGCGGTGATACCTTCGAGTGCGACATCCTCCGCATCGTGATCAGGCGTTGCCACTCCAGCGGCATTGCAGAGAATAACTGAATCATTTGTAACCCATTCGGCATCAACGCTCACAGTTGCCATATCGGCTTCGCCACCACTGGCATTGCCGAAGTCAACGGTGACCTGTGCCGTTTTAGGAATGAGCGCAAGCGCACCATCCATCTGTGACTTGGTGTAATACCGCGCATCGCCACGAGCATCGTTGTGGTATTGTGGATGATCATCATCAGCCAATCCCGTCAGGCCTCCATGATTGCTCGAACCACCTCCACCACTGCCGCTTCCTGGTGGCCCTTGCGTTCCAACCGTTGCCACTTGGATTTTTGGGCTGGTGACTTTCACCACCTGAATCACTTTGTTGATGTTAATGATTTCCGTCATCGTGTGACCTCCGGGCTGATTGTTACCAAGCCCTCTAAAAGCCGTATGACCGTCACGCCATCCCCAGCAACCAGTTCGAGATCGTAAACGCCGGAGGTAGCGGAAATAGCAGAGGTAGCAGTTGCGCTTGCCAGTAAATCCACCGTGCCAGCCGCGCCACCCAGCGTAATGCCGCCATTTTCGGTAGTGAGGGTTAGAAAAGGCGTGGTGGCTTCCAGCGTGTCGCGCATGTGCAAACGCGCCGTGAAGCCGGTTAAATCGATTGCTATGCCGTTTTCATCCTTCCACTCGATTTGCTCGGAGAAAGTCGCACCGCGATAGACAAAGAAATTATGTTTTGCTGGATGTGTCGTCATAAAATCACCATGTCCAAGGGCCGCGAGGTTTCAGATACTGCATCGTGGTGCGGATCACTCCGCCTGTGAAATTTCCACCGTTTGCGGTTAATCGGATTGCAGTGTTGGCGTAATACGCCAGCGGGCTGGTGATGCCGATATTGGTGGAATCAAGCGCAACGCCGATCAGGTTGCCGTAGCGCGTGGTGTCGCCCACCACACCAATGCCAAACGATGTCGCTCCCGTGAGCGCGGTGATCACCCGCACGTTAACCGCCAGTACAATAGCGCGGTCGGGGATCTGGATCGTGGTATCCTTGAATGCCCCCGTGCTTACCGTCACATCCTCGGTTTTATGTTCCACCCGCAGATATTCGCCTGTTTCCTTGAGCAGCAAGCCTTGCGATACCCAGTTTGTGCCGTCAAACATCACATATTCGTCGGTGGTTTCGTTCCATAGCTTCAGCCGCTTGAACGGGGCTACAAAGAACCAGCCGCCACCATCCACCGCTTGTGCGATCTGGCTGGCTTTTCCCGCCCATGCGCCTGTGGGTGAAGAACCAACCACCCAGCATTGCCCGACTGTTGGGCTACCAGGCGGCGTGTTCAAGCCAACTTCCTGCACGACTGCCTGAATCAGCACGTCGAGAATGTTGAGCGCATCATTATGAGTGACTTCCTTCTGCGACTGCGATTGCAGAATATAAGGCAGCAGTAATCGTCCGGTGTTGTTGGGCATCGGATATTCCTTTGGTTAAATCGTTAAGTTTTAGATAGCTGCTGTGCCTGTATTACCGCGCCCGACCGCTGCCGAAAGCTGGTAGACTTTCACGCTGACACTGCTTTGCGCCGATCCAAAATCGGTCACTTGTTGCGCGGCAGTGTAGATGGTCGAAGGCGAAGTCAGGCCGACGATGGTGCGTTTCAACGTAATGCCTTGCATGATTTCCACTTCGTAGCGTTCCGATTCCTCGGAGAGTGGAATGTCTACTGCGTCTCGCCAATCGCCGTTGATGCGTGTGCGCCGTTTCCAGCTGATAGTAAGATCACCACCAACGTTGCGGCTGCCAATAATATGCGCGGGCGAGTAAGGCTTCAGAGCGTTTGCCGCATAGGTGAAATCCTGCGCAGTAGTTGCCCCAAGCGTCGAACCAACGGTCACTGGCTTGTATTTTTTACTGATGCTCCAGCCCGACGAAGCCATCGATTCCCGTGCCAGGGCGTTGGTGAGCAGTATAAACCGTTCCCCTGCCACATGACTGCCCACCGCCCATTCTGTGCCGAGCCTGCCGCGCAGGAGGCGCGAGAGACGGTACTGGTTATCGCCAATTAGAGTTGCGGTCTGGAATTGCAGCACCTCATCGCCGATGACGCACACATTCGCGCCGTTCAGCACGGCGATGTCGGTCACGCTCTGCAATTCACCGAAGGTCAGCAACACATCGACGGTGCTGGCAACATCCCATGTATAGACCGTGCCAGCAGGCAGAATCGTTAATGAAGCACCAATTGTTGCCTGTGCGGTTAAGGATTGCATCAGTGCATAATTGGCGCCGCCATCATCCGAGCGATAGACCGCCGATCCCGTCCATTCGCCACCAAGACCCACCACGCCATAGCGCAGATAGGCTTCGGTAATGCCATCGGTTGGAAATGCGGGGAGATCAAGTAATTCCAGTCGCGTGGCGGAAACCGTTGTGGGTGGTTGAATTGCGGGAGCACCGCTGCCCGCAGGGTTATAGAAGTCATAACTGCTGACATCCTCCGCCACGGCGGCGATTTCCTGCAACCCGTTTCGTACCAGCTTGGATGCCGTGATACGCATCAAATAGGCGGCACCTTCCTTGGTGATGGTGATCACATCGGTCGGCTCAAGCAGCGCATATTTTGGCGGCACAGTGAGCTGGTACTGCACACGCCCCACCCATGCGTTGTAGAGCGTGACATCCGCCACCACCTTGGCTTCCTGATCGGACAGCACGATGGGCAGGTTCACGGTGACATAATCAACGGCCTTTACCGTTTGCCGCTGTGATGATTGCGTTCCTGCCTGATAATCAGCGGTGCGGTTGAGGTAGATCACATCCACCTGACGCGGCAGCTCCAGCTCCTGCGTGCGGGTGATGGCAAGTGTATCGTTGGCATCGTCCTGTGCTACCAGTTCTGTGAAATCCAGCGTAACATTCGATACTTTGCCGCGCTTAATGAATTTTAACAACCCGTCGGATTCTACACAGTCGAAGAAATAGGCGGCAGCCAACTGCTCCAGGCATCCGCGCACCGTCTGACGGTTATTGATGATATAGCCACTGACGATATCAGTCAGGCGCGTGACATCATACATGGTGCTGTCATAGCCGACACGCTTGAGCAGATCAGCGACGATCTGGCCGAGATTGGATAGCCCCAGCTTGCCCTGAATCCAGTGGCCAGTTTTCCAGTTGCCGCCATCCGACCATACGCCGAGCAGATCTGGCCAGAATGGAAATGGCCGCGCATCCCACGTCCAGATGAATTTTCGCGGGAGGAAGTTGGCTTCCAGCGTATTTTCGTCATCAAGGTAATCAATGGAGGCATCGAGCGCGGTGCGTTGCGCCAGAAAATCCACCCGTGCACGCGAGCCGCGCGGGTAAAAACTTTCCACGGAATCCGGGTCGATAAATACGTTCGGCTGGTTGGCGCAGCAATCCACCGAGGGAAAGCCGAGCTCGGAGAACCACACGGGCTTCATCTTGGCTGTCCATGCCGTGCCGCTGGCATCGGGATTGGTATGGGTGCTGTTCCACCAGTGCTTGACGTTTTTCCATGCGTAAGTGGGCGATCCTCCGTAGCTGGTGAGGCCTGTGCGGTTCACCGAATCGGCGTAGTAATAATCCCAGCCTTCATCCTGCGTCCAGCCGTCATAAACCTTTTGGTAATCAATCTGTGTTTGCGGCAGGTCGGGTGTGAGTGGGAAATAGCAGTCAATCGCTACCACATCGATGTTACTATCCGACCAGAGCGGATCGAGATGATACCAGCCGTTCGAGGAATGATACTCGCTCCAGTCACCGCCATACATCACCTTCACGCCCGAACCCACGGCGGATTTTACGCTGGCAGCAAGGCTTTTTAGCTGGGTAACGGCAGGAAAAACACCTGGGCTGCTCATGTAAGTGGTCAGCCCCACCAGCTCTGAGCCAATCATGAATGCATCAATGGTGTTCTTGAGCAGCACCCCGCCGACATTCAAATTAGCGTAATGGTTGATGAAAGCGTTGTAGCCATTGCTGCGCGTGAAGAAATTATTGGCATCTGTTGCGGTGGTGGGAGTGATGCGCCCACGCCACGGCTTGCTTTGCGGGGTGATCGTATCCACCTGCAGCATCGGGTAAAATAGAACCTGATAGCCACGTGCTTTCAATTCCTGACAGAGCCGCACAATGCTTTTATCGGTGGGCGTGCCGCCGTAAGTGGGCGATCCATCGGGAAATTCGAGGATGGGGTGGCCTGTGTTGCGGGTGAATCCAGCCACCACCCAATCATCGGGTGCCACGCGCGCTCCCTGACTGTCGAATTCTACACCCGGCTTGATGATGCAGACAGCAGGATCAACCGAGTCAGCGAACCAGTTCAGAATTACCGATACATATTCGACATTCGGCAACGTGGCTTTCAGATTATCCAGCGCAACCAGACTATCCGCTTTGTTGCTGAGGTTGTTTAGGTTCAACTTGGTGATCTTGCCGCCCTGCACGAAATTGCCCGCAACATCCTGTTGGCCGAACGTCTTTTCCTGTACTACCGTGTCATAGACATATTCACCCGCGCCAGGGATCAGTGAGATTTCCTTAATTTTATCTTCAAGGTCGAAGGGTTTTTTCAGCGTGCGGCGTATCTCGAAGGTAAAATTGGGAATACGGTTGCCATAATCGCCCAGCGGAAAATCCTTAATCACCACATAAGCCATGCCACGATAGGCGGGGGTCTGCCCCGCAGGATGGAATGACGAAATAAACGTGTCGGGCAGCTGCGTTTCATTGCCGAGATACAGGCTGTAGCTGCCCTGCGTGAGATCGAGCGGTTTGGAATCCGCCCATACACGCACCACCTCGGTGATAGCGCCTTCGCAGATGGCAATCGCCATGCTGACGCTGTAGCTATAGGTCGTTGTGGTGGTTTCCACGCTGCCGCCACCGCCGCCGCCTTTGCCACCGCCAGAGGATTGCGTACTGGTGGTGACGGTTTCCTTGATCGGGCGTGACCAGATGACGTTACCGGCAATACGGCTATTACCATAAATGACGGGAATCGCTTTCCCGTAGGTGGAAAACTGCACCATCAAATCAGTCAGGCGTGAGCCCTCCTGATTGATGCGAGTTTTTCCGCCACCGAAGATTGCGCGGTCAACGAATCCGCCGAGAAATCCTCCCGCACCACCTGCAACAGCGGCGAAGAACGTGCCTGCGCCCAGAGACGTGGCGGCGGAACTGGCCGCAGCGGCTAGGACGATTGATGCCATCGGAATACCTTTACGAGTCGTTTCTTCCAGTCATCATCCAGACGATGCTCCACCACCCGCCGCGCCTGCGCGTAGCAATGAATCATGCCGAGCGTATTTTCATAATCAGTAAGGATTGCCAGATGCTGGGGGTTATCACCCATATTGAACAAGGCCAGATCACCAGCCTGCGCGGTCTCTATCGGTACTTCATCAAGCAGTGCGGCGATTTTCTGCGTGAGATACGCACCGTCTGGCTCTTTGGAATAAGTGATTTCGTCATAGGCCGCGAGTGGCTGGCCATGCTTATCTTTCAAGCCCAATTCATCCACCACGCCGATGATTAAGCCCAAGCAGTCACAGCCCACACGCTTGAGGCGTGCCTGATGGTGAAAGGGCGTGCCAAGCCATGTTCGGGCTTGAGTTACAATGTCATTTTTCAGGGTCATGAGTGTTGCAGATCATTCGCGGTTGCGGCGGTGGCGAGTACCTTATCCATCCCCGGCACATGCGGCTCGCCGCGAAAATTCACAGCATTGGCAAACTTGGAAAAACAGGTGTTGAAGGTTTTATCGCACCCGGCGATGGCATTGAATGTATCCCCGACTGCCACCGCATTGGGCATAGGCAATACGAGCGTAAACTGTTTGTTGGAGAATTCCTTGATTTCCATGCGCCGCCCAGCATTTGCGCCCGTAAGCCATACCACTTCGCCGCTGGAAAAATAACCTGCGGCTTGCGTCATGGCATTGCTGATAAACACCTGACGACTGGTCACGGTATTGATGGCACCACTCGCCGTATAGCTTGCCAGATTGATCTTGCAGCGCGTATCGCCGAAAACGGCGCGACAGGTGGGGCTGTAGAGTTCACCGATATTCTGTTGGAATTTCTGTGCAAGGCCACGCACTTCCGCGACAAACTGGCCGTTTTTTACACTCACTTCACCCAGCCAGCCACGGCGATGGGTTATGATGCCTTGCGCGAGATCGGTGACATTCACCATGAAAATCTCGATCTCGGCGAAATCATATTTGCCCGCCATGATGTCGGCCTCGGTAATCGCAGCAGAATCGAGAATGCCTGCAACATCGAGATTATCAACGGAGAATCTATCCTTGGTTTCGATACTGGTGGGGGAAAATCCCGTCGCGGCCTTATAAAGCTGGCTGCTGATGGTGAGGTCGGAGGTGTGATCGGTAAAACCCATCACCGTGCCGCCCACCAGCGTGAGCTTCCAGCAGATGGCAAGACTGGTGACTTCGCCTGCCAGATGTGCCGTGAGGTTGGAAGATGCGGTTCTCATGCGCGAATCTCCACGATGGGGATTGCATCCCACACAAAAATACCCGGCCCATCGGCACGCACCGCCAGCGCATCGGTATCGAACCGCACCGGCACATCGAAATCAAAATCGGTACTGACATTCACACCACCGGCCGGTGCAGCGCTGAAAGTGACAATACCTGTGGCATGATCGACGCTGAAGCCAGAGGATTGCAGGATGGAATTGAGGTAAATCTTTACCGTGCCGGAAACGGGTTTCTTGATCTCGCGGCTGTAACTGTAGCCGCCGCTACTGTATAATTTGAGCAGTTGGAATGTGGTTTGCGATCCATTGCCCGTCCCAAGATTCTGCGCCACGGCCTGATAATCCGACCAGTCCTTGAAGCGGAATCCATAGGCTTTACCAAACCGCGCACGGAAGAACGCCTGCAGCGCCTCCATGTCGGCTTTGTTTTTGAGACCTGTTGACACATCCCAGCGGCCACGGGCTTTCTGCCAGTTAATATTACGCTGCTCAAACCCCGCAAATGTCGTGGTGACGCTGGTGTTAAATTCCGGCCCACCGCTGGCGCCATAGGCGATTTTGGGTGGAAACTGCACCTCATGAAAAGCGGGCATTAGTTGTTCCTCGTGCGAAAGCGCTGCATCTGGCCTGCCAGCTTGCTCATGATCTGGCCCTGGCTATCCATAAAACTCTGTGCGTTTGGGGTGGTGATATTGAAGGTAATGTTGCTGCCGCCAGATTTCATATTTTTTGGCAGCACGGTTTCACCACGCTGCAGGATGGCGGGGAATTCGTCGGGCATCAGGCCGCTATGCAAGCGCGGAGCACCCGCAAAGGCATAGGCAGGGACAGCGCGGCGCATAGGGCTTCCTTCACCCACCGTGCCGCCGCCATGAAACAGGCTACCGAAAATATCATCGAAGAACCCGCCAAGAAATCCACCGCCGCTACTTCCACTACCGCCCTTGAGCAGATCGCTGAGACCACCCGCGATAGGGCCGGTGATGTTCTCGCGGATGAACATGCGCAGAATATCCTGCTGCAGCGATTGCAGCAGATCGCCGATCTTTCCGACCGAGATTTCCCCGCTGCTCACCATGTCCACCAGCGTATCTTCGACCTTACGGGCGGCACTGCCGAACAATTCCTCAGCATTTTTGGCGGCATTGGTGGCTTCATCGGCATAACGCCTCAGCGCGCGCGTGGCTCCATCTCCCCATTTGTCGCTATCGAGCAGCGACTTATCGTAAATCTCCTTCAGCCGGACAGCGTATATCTGCTCGATCTGCTCCAGGTAACGCTGATTTGCTTCCGTAGCACCACCAAGATCATCGATCAGTTTATCCCGCCACTGATCCAGCGCCTCTTTAGCGACATCATAGCCCGTGCTGGTATCTAAAATGGCTTCGGTGATCTGCTCAATCGCCTTAACGCGGCTTTCTTCGACTTCCTTTGCCTGTTTTTCTGCTTCCTGCAGGTCATAGAGTGAGCCTGCCAGCTCGGCCACGCGGTCACGATATTCTCTGGTGGCATTGGCGTTGAGCTTATCGATCTCGGCCTTGATAAAACGCCCGCGCGGATCGGCAGTGCCTTCCAGCTCCAGCCGTTTTTCCAGCGTGGCAATGACTTTTTTATTGGCCTCCGCCAATTGCAGGGCGGGACGTGCCGCTTCTTCATCGAGCTTTGCCAGCTTGGCGCGGGTGGTAGCATCGACGGCTTCGAGTGCGCTGCGGGCGGAATCGGAGTTGCGATTATCCTTGAATAATCCATCGATCCGCTTTTTGGCATCGGCGGCTTCTTCAAGAATACGGTCACGTTCGTTCTGCGTGCTTTCTTTCAGCTTTTTTTGGTATTCCCGCTCGATGCCGAGCAAGGTCTCATTGCGACGCTCGGCAGCGGCGCGATCAGCGGCAGCACGCGCTTCCCGGCGCTCTTTGTCCGCCTGTAATTCTTCCGCTGCAATGCCTTCGTTAATACGGCGCAGCTCTTCCTTCTTCGCATCGAGCGCGGGGGCACTGCCCAGCACAGCGCGATCCAGCCGAGTGCCGAAGCTGTTTTCCAGCTCAGAGATTTCTTTTTCCAGCTTCGACTTGCGATTGGCTGGCGTAGGATCGAGTGCTTCCTGCAACCCACGTACCACACGGGTAAGTGCGCTGAGGCTTGATTGTGCGGCTGCCGATTCACCCACCGTGCGCCCGAACGACTCCATGAGATCGTCCCATGCATCGCCGAGCGAATCCGCCGCACCCGTGAGTCCCTTTGCCTGCGCCTCAGCCAGCCCACGGGTTTTTCCTTCGAGATGTTCGAGTATTACCGCCTGCGCGGAAGCGACATCGCCTTGTTTAATAAAATTCTCGATCACCTCTTTTTGTGCAGGTGAGAGGTCTGAGAATTTCCGTGCCAGCCGCCCAAGGCCTTCTTCGGGATTTTCCAGCGATTTCCCCAGCATGTCGGCGGCGGATGGTACATCGGTGCCAAGCCGCACGGCGAGATCAGTGGAAAGTGCCAGCGCGCGGGTGAA